GGCGGGTCCATCAGCTCGGGCACCGTGACCTACTCCCAGAGCCGGACACAGAACTACACGTCGGGAGGAACTACTGCACTCTCCGCGCTTACCTCCGGCGGGTCGGTGTCCTATTCGGCGGCGGTATCGGCTGCGTCACTGGGCACTACTATCAAGGCCCGTACGTCGGTCGGAACGCTGACAGCCACCGTAACAATGAGCGGCAAAAGCGGCAGCGGATCTGCGATAGTTTACCAGCAGGCCAATACGTTTAGCGACAACAGTATGAAGCTTCATTTCGGAAGTTTCACCGGAGCCAACACAATAACTGTCGGGGCGGGTTCAAGTTCTACGGCCGTGTATCTGGAAGTGACCCGGCTGTACACCTCAGGTGTGTATCAATCTGGTTATAATGTAACGACAGGAGGGACTTTTACGGTATCAGGAACTGGGTTTAGTATCAGTGGTTCTAATGTTATTGCCGCTAGTAGAGGAACTACTGCTGGAGCTGCCAGATCAGGCACTGTAACTGGTAAATATAGTCATCTGACTGCGACTGGGACTATAACTCAGCAGGAGAATAAAGTAACTAACTCAAATTACAATCCCAGAATTACCGCCTATGGAACTCCGTCTGTAAGCATCGGTTCGGGTATTACAGCTGCGGGAGGACGCGCAACTGTGACGCACAGCGTAACAAATACCCAGACCTATAATGCCCTGTATGCATCCGGAGCTACTGGACCCGATCAGACCAGAAGCGTAGCAGGAACGACCACGATAACCCTGACCGGAAATGGAAACAGCAGGTTCAGTTTGTCGGGGAATATCATCTCCCACAGCAGTATGGGGACAAACCTAACTACTGATACGGTTACTGTAACTGCTACCAACTCAGGCCAAACTTCCAAAACTGCTTCCGCCTCTAAAAGTGTCACCAATGGCAGGGCTGTAGCCGGAACTACCGGCGGAGTGACTACATACGGGCATGTTACTGCCGGGAGTATTATCAATAAGACGATTCCCGCATCCGGAGGGTCAGCAACTGCTACGGCAGGGAGTGGTTCCCAGGCATGGAGCAAAACGGCTATGGTCACCTCCTATGAATACGATTCGGGCGCTACGAGCGATGCAACTATTGAAAACGCCTCTTCCGGCACCAATACGATATCTCCCAGCGTAGGGTCGATTACGGCTTCAGCGGCATCCAAGGGTACGACCGTATCAGGGACTACTACGGTGAAATCCCAGGCTGTAACATGGAGCGGCGGAGGCAGTAAATCGGCATCGGGCACAATGTATATCTATCAAGCTGCTAACGAGGTAGTAGTCCGAAACAACTTTATTGTCACCTCATTCTCGTATCCCAATATCGTTTATTCTGGCGGCACTGTAACACCGACGGCAACGACTGTGGAATATGACGCCTACTACACCTCGGGCGCAACACAAACTGGTTATGGTTTGCCGCCTGGTGGGACACTGGGTTATATGAGTGTTTCCTTGCCTAGTGGGTTCAGTTTAAATTCAACAACCGGTGTCGTAACTGCCGGAGCAAACAGTTCTACCAGCACAAGAAGTGCAACAATAAGGGCTAGAGTCCAATACGACGGAAGTATAGTAGCTTCTAAGGATGCCACAGTTACTCAAGCTGGAGTACCTGGCCCGACAAGAGTAAATATTTCCATAAATAACCCGCAATTAACTGGTGGTGAGGTTGTTATTGCTTTTAGCCCAGCTTGCTATGACACGTTAACTATTTTGGTCATGGGATATTTACAAGATGGTAGCTTGTACTCAGTATACAGAAATGTTGGAGGTGGTATTACAGAAGATAGATTCTATCCTAATGGAGCTTGGGCTGATTCAGCATCTATTGAAAATATAGATGGTGAAGGTATCCCTCCAGTAACTAAAACTAGAGGAATTTATTATTGGTAATACCTAACTCGCAATCAACTTTTAACACACAACTACAATGACAAAACCGAACCTTTGGCAGATCATCACCGGGATGGTGGTGACCGCAATCTGCGGAGTGGCCCTGAACATGGGCGTGTTCTCGTTCTTTCCTGCGCTGATCGTGGCGATTGCGTGGGCCGGAATCAAACAAACCTCCGGTAAGGAGTACAAGGACAAAAACGGTAACTACGTGAAGCCGAAGTTCTGGAAAGACTTTGTGCCCGTGATGGCCGGCGCGCTGGTTATGTGGGCCATCGTGATGATCGGATAGGAAGGAGGCGGCCATGCAACAAAGAAACATCCTTTCGGGCTTTCTGGCGACAGTCCTTTCGCAATTTTACGAATTTATGCTACCGTTGGCCGGGGTGTTTCTCGCCGCCGTGATCCTAATCCTGGTCGATTTAAGGTTCGGTGTGGCTGCGGCCCGTAAACGAGGCGAAACCATCCGCTTCTCGCGGGCCGTGCGCCGGACACTTAACAAGATGGCCGATTACCTGTGTTGGATTCTATTGGCAGGGGTTATCGGGCAGACCTTCGGTGAGCCGTTCGGCATCCCCGTCCTGCCGCTGCTGATCTTGCTGGTGATCTTCGGCTGTGAAATTAACAGCTGCTATGCGAATTACTTCGAGGCGCGCGGGAAGCGAATGCGGGTCAATATCTTCAAGTTGTTTGCCAAGAAAGCGGATATTATCGAACCGGAAGAAGTAGATACGAATGATAACAACGACAAAAAATGAAATACTTTACCATACCCGAACTGACCGCCTCGGCCAAGGCCCGGGCGCTCGGGATCGACAACACCCCGCCGCCGGGGGTGAAAGTCAAACTTTCGACACTCGTAAACAACCTGCTCGACCCGATCCGCGAAAAGTGGGGCGGCCCGATCACGGTTAACAGCGGTTACCGGTGCCCGACATTAAACAAGGCGGTCGGCGGCGTACCCACCAGCCAGCATGTCCGGGGAGAAGCCGCCGATATTACCGTCGGCAGCCAGGCAAAGAACAAAAAGTTATTCGACCTGATCGCGGGCGGAGGCTTCGATTTCGACCAGTTGATCGATGAGACGGGATATAGCTGGATTCACATTTCATACTCGCCGGGCAGGAACCGGCGGCAAATCCTGCACAAAAAATAGCCCGATATGTGAATTCCCATGTCGGCACTAATTCAACAAGTTAATCATGAAAAACACGCTGATCGTACTTGCTTCATTGGTCGTCGTATTCCTGCTGGGGCGCTGGACAAAGAATTTCGACCCGGTTAAGATCGTACAGTACGATACTTTGCCGCCAGTCGTGCGTCTCGACACGATCAGAGATACGGTGTCAGTACCGAAATACGTGCATATCGTCCGGTATGACACTATCCACGATACAGCAGACAGGAAACCGATCCACCTTCCCATTCCGATCAGTCGTTACCTGTTTACCGACGATTCGACCTATCGTATGGAGGTAGAAGGCTACAACGTGAAAGCAAACAGTATCGAGGTCTATCCCCGAACCGTTACACAAACTGTCATTCAGCGGGTCGAGGTTCCCGGCAAACCCAAACGCTGGGGGATCGGCGTGAGTGCCGGGGCTGCTTTAACACCGCAAGGCATACGACCGTATTTGGGGGTGGGAATGCAGTATAATTTGGTGGTGTTTTAATTCTGGTTGAGATAGTCAATTACGCGCCTATTGGCTTCGTCTATCTTCTTTTGGTCGAAGGAAATGTATATATCGGTTACATCCTTTTTTCCATGTCCAAGCGCGGCCGCAATGGTTTCTTTGGGTATCTCCAGATAGGCGGCAAGTGTAGCCCATGTGTGCCTCGTGTAGTAGGTGGATAAGAATGGGAAGGCCCCCTCTTTATCTTTTTTGCCTCGTTTCCCCACCCTTGTGTATCCAAATTCTTTCAGGTTGCGGTTCATTCGATGCAGGTAGTTTTTATAGTTAGAGTAGCGCTCATTAATATTTAAGAGGAAGTTTTTACCCCGGTATTTATTAATGATTGCTTCTGCTTCAGGTTCTATTTTGATTGAGTATAACCTACCTGTTTTAGCCCTCCGGAACTCTACCCGCCCATTGTCTATTTTGGTTAGTCCGGCTAAGTCGATCATGTTAATGCCGCGTAGATAGAACATTAGCATAAAGATGTCTATATACTGCTGTTCGTGGGGTTCGCAAGGCCAATCCCGTATAGCTCGGAGTTGATCTATAGTAAGGGATCGTTTTCGGGTCTCTTCCGATTTTAGTTTGAATTTGCGGAATGGATATAGATTCTGTTCGGCCTTGTCTTCGTTTATCGCATCATTGAATACTGCTCGAATATTGCGGATGTGCAAATTGATGGAGTTAACGGACAGCCCTTGTCCTTTCAGAAATTGCTCGAATCCTTTTAGCCAGATTATATTAATATCAGAGAATGCCAGTTTTCCGGGCGAAAACAGCTCTATTTTCAATAATGTCTGATGATATATGTCTTTGGTTGATTCTTTTTCCCGAGTTGAAATAAAACGCTCAAAATGCTCGGAAAAGGTATACGCTTCATCTGCGACTGTCCCCAATGATGATTCCACATATTTTTTAATTTCAACGGGAGACATCCGGTTAATGGCTCCGGTTATTTCCAGCTTGAAAATGGAATTGGTAATGTCGAGGTAGCGCTGTTTGACGTATGTATTTAGGAACCGCCTGTTAGGGTGGCGCACTACTTCCCCATTTTCCCACTGATCTTCTCTGAGGGATATTTTTAGATTGATAAGGCAGCCGTCTTTGGCATTGAGCCCGATTTTGATCTTTAACGGAAAGGTCCCGTCAGCTTTGCGTCTTCTCGTGTCGAGGTAATACCAGATTGAAGCCATATTTCACCCTTAAATTTGCACCTAAATTTGCACGGTGTGTGGTAGCAAATATAGCAAAATGATAGTATTTGACGACGTTTTTATAGGGGATTTATATTGAAAAGGCCTTTACAGGACAATAAAAAAGCCTCAGAATTTCAGCTAATTGCTTGATTCTGAGGCTTGCGGTATGGACGGGACTCGAACCCGCGACCTCCTGCGTGACAGGTATAAAATCGTAATTGATAATATATTTATAAACAGTACTTTGTAAATAAGTATAAAAATATTTGCACCTATATTTGCACCAATTTCATATATTTGCATTATAACAATTACATCATGGACATCGACCGGATAATTGACCAGTATTGCCGAGAGAATAAGGTAGACTTCCCGAAAATTCAGCGGGCGTTCATAAAACATGCACTATCTTTCCCTGAATTAGCCTCTTTTTGCGGGCCGAGATCGGGTAAAAGTTTCTGCATGAAACACGCCGAACGTCTTATGGTTCGGATTCACGAGACGGTTCCTCATTCGGAGCTACCCGGATCGAAATCTCTATCGGAGATCATCCAAAGTAACGAATATCGCGCACTGTCCCCACAAGATAAGGAGCACCTTCTACATAGCCTTGGGATGGAGTGACGATTACCAAAAAAGTTCAGCGCCATACCACCAAGGAGAATCTTCGCTTCTCCATCGTCTGACTTTTTCTTGAATCTCAACAATATCGGCATCATCAGGCATACTGTAGTGTTTGCGAGTTTCATTGATCGCCTGATTTCTTTTCTTAATATCATCCGTGTCGCTCCAGCTATATATGTCAGGAATATAAGGCAGGTTAGTGATACATAATGTGTCTCCGGGTATTTTGGTAAAATAGGTTGCACCTCTAGCCACGTCAGAACCTATCGAGAACGAATGATAAGCAATATATAAGTTGCCACAAGTATCAACTTTATTAATACTAAACGTTTTCTTAACTTCGTCCATGTGATTTCTAACATACGTCACATTATCGTAGTAATTATTTTGAGGGCTCCTATTATGTGTCAGCCTATCCAATAAAATTTCGCTGATTGTCGTTGGGCGAACTGGCTCTGATTGTTGTTGGGAATCCTTGGTGCCGCAGGCTGCAAGCAGCACTAATAAAGAAAATGTCAAAATTGCTTTCATAATCTAGCCGGTTTGAGTGTTAAAAATAGCTATTACTGTATCGTGTAAGGAGGGACCTTCCCTACCCTGTGTCCGTCATATCCGTAACACCTGAAATGTTTGGAGGGATTTTCAAATACTATTTTAATTGATATTAACACCGATTAAAATGCCTTGAATGATTCCCCAGATTATACCTATTACAGCCAAAGCCACAAAAAACGTTAGCTTTTTATTGATCGACTGTAACTGTTGAATAATTATATCTTGATTTGTGGGCGTGTGTGTTTCAGAGTGATGGGGCTCTGGCGTATTGGCCGATTGAAGAGGGGTGTATAGCATAGCGTGAGTTTTTATGTTAATGGTTTTACGAAGCAAACAGATTAGAGGTGAATTTATTTGATATTTCTTTGGGTTGCTGATGTTTCATCCTTAGTGCTTGTGATTCTCTAAAATCTCTGGCTTCTGCCAGTTTTGTGAATTCTATAGAGGCATCATTATCACAAACAACCTTCTCTATTTCTTCAAGAGTTACATTGTAAAATTCTTTACGTGGATTAATTAAATTTACGCGTTTTGTGTCAAATATTTTGTGAAGTTTTGTTTCTAGAGATGGGGCATCTTCGCTAAAAATAATTGCGTGCACATCAAATGGAAATGGTACACTTGCGTCCCCTAACTCTCGAACACGATCCATCGGATCTAATCTTCGAGTCATACCGATTTTGTAAATATCTTCACCGAATGATCCAATATTGGAGATAACATAGACATGTCCCCGCTTGGTTTGTTGTGCCATTGACAAGGCGCGTTCTTTATTTGCTTCCGCTTCGGCAACACGGGCTTCTAATTCGGTTATTTTTTGCTGTAACTTAATTTGTTTTTCTCCTTCAACAGACAAAATTTCTTTGCGAGCCTTATTGAGGGCCTTTTGATACATTTCCTCCTCTTTTTGTGCCTTAATCATGGCGGCCTCTATTTCTCTACGGGCTTTTTCTTCTTCTCTCATTTGTTCCCGAATGGCTCGTTGCTCCTCTTTTTCATCATGCTTTTTGTCTTTGTATTCAAATGCACAATGCAATTCATCTAATTTTAATTGTTTGTAAGAATGTGAAATGTAGATTCCCTGTTTTTCGTATAGTTTGTTAATTGCTAAATGAGACTTCTCTATTCGATCTTGCATCTTAGTGATATTATTCCATTCTACGTCAGCAATAAGACTATCGCACTCTCCATTAAAGGCCCGGAGAATTAATTTCTTTTCTTTTTTTACCATAGCCTGTCCTTGTGATAGGCTATTATTCCACATGATATTTTCACCTCCACAAACAGCTGTTCCAGACTTAATCATTGATTTTTGCCTGTCACGTATAAATAGAATGTTTTGTTTATACTCTTCAGATGTATCGAATTTAAAATAGGGTTCATAAAAACCGTATTCAGCTAAATCTAAAGTTTCCCGATATATTTCGGTCTCTTTTTTTAGATTTTCGTATGTTTCAAACCCTTGTTTGTATTTGTGTGTTAGTTCGTCAATTTTGTTTTGTAGTTCGGAGATTTCGTGTTCGAGGGAGGTTTTTTCTTGGCCAAATTGGGCTCTTTTTGCCTGGATTTCCTCGTCGCAATCTTTGAGTTTTTGAGCGATTAGATTGTCGGCATCAACGATATTTTGGTATTGTTGTAAGGCTTCGATTTGTTTGTTTTTTTCCGCGATTAAATCATCAAGCCTTTTTATTTCAGCTAATTCTTTTTTCTTCAAAAAATCCAATAGTCCCATTTTATTCAACATGAAAATAAAACGCTCAGACAAAACCATAGTAAAACACCATATACAGCAACTTGTATAATGGACTTAACAAGTAAGGGGATAAATTCAAAACAACCTGATGTGGATGGTGCATTATCATTATTATGATAATTAGATATATTGATTATCTCCTTGTTGGATGCATTGATTGGGTAGCCACAATTAGGACAATTAATAGCTTTATCGCTAATTTTTTTACCGCATTCAGGACATTCAATTAAGGACATGGTTATTTATTGCTTAGGGCTAACATTCAATCCTCTTACAATTCTAACATAAACTCGGAATCTCAGGTCTTTTATTATATGGCATCCTCTGCACGCTTCTGACTCCAGGATTCCAAAAAACGATCTATTCGACGGCTAAGCTCGTCGATTTGATTCTGAAACTCCCCCTTTCCACTTTTCGATATCGCCTCTTTGAGCATTTCAACCAGTTCGCTATTTGTTGAGGATAGTTGGCTGTTAGTTGTGATTAACTTTTGTAGGTAGGCGGTCTTTTTCTCTTCATTCTCCATCCAACGGTTAAAGTCAAATTCCAACTGTTTAGGTTGTGATTCTGGCTGGTTGGTAGTGTCTGTTTTCAGCATTTCACCTTCGCCGGTAAGGAGCCAATCTATATTTAAATCAGGGAAAGCAGTCGAAATATTATCTATTTTTTTGGATGATGGGCGTTTTGAAACTTGGTTGAAATACCCGTTTGATAAACCTGATTTTCGCTCAAATCCTGAAATTGGTATATTTTTTCTCGTGCAATATATCTTGATGCGATCTTTAAGTGTCATTTGAACAGTGTGTTAATAGTTTTTCGTTATTTATAAGAAATAATTATAGATAAAATTAAGATAAAAGAGTTTATTTAATCTAAATATTATCTATCTTTGCATTGTAACAATAGACGAACGAACCAAAGATAATTAAAATAATATGAAAAAAAGAAAGAGCAGACGACAAGAGCTTATGACGCTTAAAGTTGGGCGATCAGTCTATTACGAGATCGCAAAAGCCGATTCGGTGCGATCTACTCTCTATCGGTTATCACAGATAACGGGAAATGTCTACAAGACTAAGAGTATGCCGCCGAGATATAGAGTAACCCGAATATCATAAAGCCATGCCACGAGGAATAAAGCAAATACCCACCGCCCCACCCCGCCCGGGAAAGGTATTCTATTCTCGAAAAGAAGCTGCGGAGTATTTGGGGGTAAGTGTGACCACTTTGGATAGGTATGCGAAATCAGGGGCTATTTCATTTAAGGTGCGCCGCAGATGTCATCCTGTCTATCATATCGCGGACTTGGATCGGTTCAATCAACCGCAGGAGATTTACGAGGTGGCACGTAGGGAAAGATGTTAACCGAAACAGAGAAAACCTAAAACGAAGAAATCATGAACGACGAATTTATCATCACACCCGGCCCTGCTCCGGATTCAGCTTTGAATCCACTGAGGGCAAATCTTTCCCGGCTGGCTCTTTCTGACGAAGTCAGCGATGAGGATAAAGAGGCGATCAAAGAGTACCTCGACAAATTGTAAGATTCCACCCCTTTAGTCTAACGGGAGAGAGACGGCGAACACGCATAACTGGTTATTGCTTGACTGAAGATGTTTTTGTGCGCGTGTGAGCAGGTAGCGGTTCGAGTCCGCTAAGGGGTACAAAATAAAAGGGTGGTAGTACAAGTAGTACGGCAGCAGATGTAGGGCAGGATAAATCCGTAAGTCCGAGCAGTTAGACAGCAGTTGTGGGTATCGAATCCCACCCACCCTCCAATAATGAAAAGAAATGAACAGTGGTTGTGAAAATATTTTGCATGCAGATTTGGTAAAGTCAGAAACTTTGCCCATATTTGTAATGCGAACCGGTTGTAGACTTACTGAATACAGCCAAGACATATTTTCTACTGCTGATAAGGCAGCCCTCTTGAGACGATTCTACTTCGGTAGTCTCGACCGGTTCGCAAAACTTCAAGAGAGGGTTGCCCTCTTTTGTATATCCATATTCCAAATTTTTTCTCGTATGCGAACCGGTGAAAATTTGGCAGCAGGTGCACCAGGTGTACCCGATGCTACGGCTAACGCCCGTAAACGCGTTGAATCTATCCTCAAACTATCGAATGAGGAAATAGCCAACACCCTTTCCAACCTTACTCACGAGCAGTATGAATCTATTGCTCCGTTCTTCCGTGTCGTTTTCTGTCTGATTGAGTGCTGGCAGGGTGATAAATCGTCTAACCCTGAAAAATCCAAAGTCTTATGAAAGTGATTCGGTTTTTTCTGGCAGTAGTTGCCGGGTTGATGATCGTCAACGACAATCCCGCAGCGCAAGATTTCCGGATCAATTTCTGGGGGCTGGTGCTGGCAGTGGTTCTGATCGCAACGACCAAGCTGGGTGAAGCAGGTATTAAGAAATACTTAAAGACTGAGTAGCTATGGCATCGACGAATTTACCTCCATTTGAATACAAGGATGAAACACTGGCCGCTATTGGTCGTCAGATAGGCGATCTTCTCGGTTGGATGGAACAGGGAGATGTGGTGGAAAAGGAACTGGAGCCCGTCTCGCAGGATGGCGTGGATGTGATTGTGTCGGTCGACTTGTCGCGTATGCGAGAGGATTATTTCGACGATCCGGAGCTTTTCGATTTAAGTGTTTACCGGGCACAGGTTCAGTATATCGACCATTTGGAAGAAGTAATACCGCCTGAATCGAACGATGTAAGGGCATGGGTTAATTAACGGTTCCTGCTACCGTAAAGCAGGTTAGGTTAGTAATGTTGGTTTAGGTTAGCAGCCATTTTTTACGATCCGGACGGCAATCCGGGTCACCCCTCCGCCCTACGGGAGTATCGCGGAGTTTTTAAAGGACAAATTAAAACACTCAATATTATGGACTATTTAGCGGAACCCCAAAAGAAGATCAAAGCGGCCCTATTATCGGGTATCAGGCTGACGACCGCACAAGGTAACCGGATGGCCCAGACTGTGGATTTTCGCAAAATCATATCAAGATTGAAAAAGGATGGGATGGCGATAAAATGGTTTTGGAATGCTCGCAAAGACCAGGACGGTAAAATAGTCGCACGATATAAAACCTATTACTGTGAACCTCCGCTTCCCGCTAAAGGGACGAAGATCGATGGTTTTGGAGAACCGAGTTTTAACGAAATGTTTTGGAATCAGTAAACATAAACGACGATAAGATGAAACAATTTAAAAGTACTAAACGCGCAGAACGGAGAGGCCATTTAAAAACCGTATGGGATCAGGCATTACAGAAGTTTGTTTGGATGCGCCGAACCACTAATGGAAAGTGGGTTTTGTATTAAGACAGCCCGGAAAGACGGGCAACTGGACAGGCAGCCACCGGGGACGCCCGGATAAGTGGCAGGCAATGATGCGGGGAGTGCGCCCTTGAGATGTACAGCAAGACAGGGCCAACACAAACGAAGCCGACAGATACCCTTTCTCGCGGGTAAGATTCAAAGCTGTCGCCGGGGCAGAACCGGCCCTGTCCGCAAAGGAGACCCTAATCTCCCTCAAACCTCAAAAATTGTAGTTATGGAATCAGAAAACAAACTTACCGTGATCGAGGACAACAGTATGTTGGTCTTCGGGTCGCAAAACAACTTCGAGAACGCCCAAAGGATGGCAAAAGCCCTTTGCAGTTCAACAATCGTCCCGGTGATGTACCAGGGAGAAAAGAACCTTCCCAACTGCATTGTCGCCCTTGAGATGGCTAACCGTATCAAGATGTCCCCCCTGATGGTTATGCAGAACCTTTATATCGTACATGGCAATCCGGGTTGGTCGTCCAAATTCCTGATTGCGGCACTAAACGTCAGCGGTCGTTTTTCTCCGATCCGCTACGAGTGGCGCGGAACCGAAGGACAGGACGATTGGGGATGCCGGGCGTGGGCTTATGACAAATCGGGCGAAAAGCTAGAAGGCGCTTGGGTGGACATCAATATGGCCAAGAAAGAGGGTTGGTATTCCAAAAACGGTTCGAAATGGCAGACGATTCCCCAACTGATGCTTCAATATCGCGCCGGGGCATTCTTCGCCCGAACTTACGCTCCTGAGATCGGAATGGGCATGCAGACCGCTGAAGAACTCTACGACGCACGGCCTATCCCGGTAGAAGCAAGGGTTATTCCCAATGAGATCGATCCTGAAACGATTTCCACCGAGCAAGAGGCCAAAGACGCGCTTTTAAGGGGTCATATCGACAAAGCCAAGTACGACGAATTACTCAGCAAGGCCCTGGGAAGAAAAGACGAACCGGAGGAAAAGAGCTTTGCCGAGCAGCAGATCGCAAACAACGCTTTCGGTTTGAAAGATATAGCCAAAGAGCATGGAACAGCTACAGAGAACTCCTGAATGGTATTCGGGCAGATTGGAAATGTTTACGAGCTCGGAGCTGGACGATCTCCTCTCCGAGCCCAAAAGTAAAGCCAACAAGGAAGCCGGCAAACTTTCCGAATCGAGTAAGGATTACGTTTACGACAAAGTATCCGAGCAGATCACCAACGGAACAATCCTCGATTACAAGGAACTCAACAACAAAGAGGTCAAATGGGGGCAGCAGTATGAAGACGAGGCCCGAATGCAGTATGAAGCCAGAACGGGTAATAAAGTCGATTTGTGCGGCTTCATACGCTATAACGAATATTTCGGCGGTTCCCCGGATGGATTGGTAGGTGAAGATGGAATCATTGAGATCAAGTGTCCTTACAGCGGGAAAAATTATGTAGAGTACCTCTTATTGGAAACGCAGGAGGATTTGAAGAAGCTGAACCGAGGGTATTACACCCAGATTCAGGGGAACCTGATCGTAACAAGTCGAAAATGGTGTGATTTCATAGCGTACGATCCTCGGGTTCAGAATCCGGATTTGGCCCTTAAAATACTTCGGGTAGAACGGGATGAGCCTTTCATTGATTTTTGCCTGAAACAGCTTGAAAAGGCCAATAAGTACAAAGAAGAGATCAAAAGTAAACTTTTAAAAATGATCGCATGATGGATGATATTCTGGTGGAGTGCAATGGGGAGTTACTGCCTGAAACAATGGCTGGCAGGCTCGAACCGCTTTGCAGGGAAGCCCACGATATACAGCAGTATCTCAACGCCCCTTATTCCGGTGAAATCAATGTATTGCTCGACCGGCTATCCACTCTCAACGTCTACATGGCCCGATCCGGTGAGATGCTTGCCGAGGCTGTTTTCCTGCAAGAGGAAGCCATCAATAGGGCTTTCGAGGAAAACAAAGATCGAATCGATTGCATGGCGGCCACGGTAGCCAACAAATACCTGACGAGTTGCTGCCGGCATGAAAACAGGTTAGTCAAGTGGTTGGACCGGATCAACGCCACCTGCAAACATCAATCTGATAATCTCAGGACGCAGATAAGTTTCGTAAAGGAGCAGGTTAGATTGGATGGGAGGGGTTACTAATGAATTACAAGGCCAAATTAGACCGAATTTTCAGCGAATATGTCCGACTGAGGGATTCCGACAGCAACGGTTACGGACGCTGTATTTCGTGCGGAAAAGTAGTTTTCTGGAAGGATGCGGATGCAGGTCATTATGTCAACCGGAAACACATGAGCCTGCGGTTCGATGAAAAGAACGTGAATCTACAATGTAGGAGTTGTAATAGGCTCGACGAAGGTAATATGATCGGATATAATCACGGTCTTATCGAGAAGTACGGGGATAAGGTTATTTCCTATTTGGACATCAAAAGACACAACATCAGTAAAATCGGGCCGACCGAATATGCGGTGCTTATAAAGCACTATCAGCAGGAGGTTAAAAGGCTTAAAGAGCAAAAAGGATTGTAAGAAATACAAGTAATGGCAAAACGATTTACAGATACCGATTTGTGGGACAAAGAGTGGTTTATGTCTCTCTCTTGTAAGCATAAATGCCTTGTCCGGTTCATCTTCGATAAATGCGACCAAGCGGGTGTTTGGTCGGCTAATTGGGCGCTTGCGTCAGCTTACATAGGCGATCGGGTCACCCATGATGATTTGTCGGCATTGTCGGGAAGAATTGAGCAAATCGGCGCAAACAAATATTTCATCCCGGACTTTATAGAATTTCAATACGGGCAATTGACAGAATCGTGCCGGCCTCATAAGAAAATCATCTCACTTCTTCAAAAACACGGTTTATATGAAAGGGTATTGAAAGGGTATCCAAAGGGTATTGATACCCTTGAAGAAAAAGACACATACAAGGAAGAAGAAAAAGAAGAAGGGGGTATGGGGGAAACACAACTCCCATCCGAAGGCTCGGATTTCACCTCAGAGCTCTCAATCGTTCAACAAGAACTGCAAACGCAGACAATCTGGTTGGATCAGGTAGCTATGCAGCGTGGATTGAAAAACACACAGGAGGCTCGAATGTGGCTCGACAAATTCTTCGGGGAACTTCGCATCCGAGGAGACACGGTAAAATCCCTACATGACACGAAAAGCCACTTTGTGAGCTGGCTAAAGATTCAACTGGACAAACAAAAACCTCAGAAAAATGGAAAATATATCCCAACACGCATCTCAGGATCGGATTTCGATTGACGGGATTATCAAGTCCCTTCAAATTCAACGTGAGGAAAAATACCGCGCTGCCATCCGCAAGAGAATCGTTTTGGACTATTCCCCGGCAGATTTCACCAGATTGATGAAAGCTTTTGCGGAGCTCGTGATGTCCGAACGCGGGGAGTATTCCGAGTTCACGATAGACCGCAGTAACGAGCCGGTCATACTCGAACTCTACAAATACTCGACAATGGATAAATCTTTCTCTGGAAATTTATTCCTCGGAGTTGCCCTGATCGGGAGCTATGGTTGTGGAAAATCCCTGATAATGGACGCTTATTCAAGGTTGGTCAATCAGTTCGTCCAGTCGAAAGGATTGCAGGTTTGCCCGGTTCTGTTTAAAACAAGCATGGAGTTGTACAACCTTGCCAAATCAGGTATCACAAGCCAAATGCTTCATACTCCGCTCGTGATTGACGAGATAGGCCGGGAGCCCAAAGTTGCCAAAGACTACGGCAATGAATCAACCCCGATGATCGATCTTCTCTTTGAGCGTCACCGCAAAGGAACCATAACCCACGCTACCGGAAATTTCACGCTTGAATCTCTTTCTGAGATGTATGGGAAGATGCTTGGTGACAGATTAAAACAGATGTTCAACTTCATTAAGCTAAACGGAAGTAGCCGTAGATAAAGCATGAAAGATAACTACACCTGTTCCGAAGTTGCCGACACCAGATGTCACGACAAGGAAAGATTTACCCTCCTGATGAGTTTGAATGAACTGTTAAACTACTTCAAAAGCAAAGAGAAATGACCGTCCTTGAAGCTATCGAGCAACTGACCGCCGAGCGAAAAGAGAAAAGAATCGAGCCGCTGAACATTGTTTTTCGGAGTATCTACGACAAACTTTCGATCAGTTGGTTCGAGATGGTCGAAGAGCTCGAAAGGCTGAAAGAAGCAGGATTAATCCACATCGGGGATACGCCGAAAGACAGATACGCAAAACTATTAAAAGCCAGATAATTATGAGTAGATTTATTAATGTGGAAATCAATACCGATGTCGATGTTTATGTAGGCGACGTATTGAACCAAATCGATGATGATGAACTGCGTGACGAGGTTATCCGTAGGGAGTTGTCGGCCAGGATTAACCTGAGAACATCTCCTGTCGAGAATTACAAACCCGGAGAATTCCGCCGCACCCTGTGCGACACGCTTTCACTGGGTTATCAAGTGTCCGATGACGAGATTCTCGGCAGGATTAAAGAGTGTTTGTAAACCATTAAAATCTACCGCAATGAAAGTCGAAATCAACCAAACGATCAACCCGGAAATGGTAACCCTTTACAGCCATCGCACCGGTGAATTTATCGACGAAATCCCCGCTGAGAAGGTCAAAGACCTGCAGCACCTTTCGGGGGGGGTATTTCAGGTGACACGCAAGCAGATCAACAAGATTAAACGGGAAGCAAAACAGCAAGACAATGACATACCAGGAGTTTGAAGAGAAAAGATGGGGAAAAGGCGACCTGATCGTATTCAGGAAATATCGCCGGAAAGTGATCGGAGTCGATTTCGAAAGCGGCTGGATTCAAACGAGAACCCGGTACTCCAGACGTAAAATTTGGGTGTATTACGGGGATTGTGAAACCGTCCCGTCCGGGGCACAGAATGAAGAGAGATGAAAAGCAAACGAGCAGAAGAATTTATCAATAACAGCTCTGAGCTGATTGACGGCCTAGAGTGGATGATTGACACATCAACAGCCCGTCGAGCCGTCGAGCTTGCCGAGCAGGACGCAGAAGAGAAGATCGAAGCGTTGAAAGCACGGGCGGTGGAGGCGTGTTGTTTCGCATGCACACAAAGTGGTGCTGGTTGTGACCATAGGTTGCGGACTGATGATTATTATCTGTGTGATATACTAAACAATTTCATTCAAAAACTCAACGAGCGATGAAAACACCCCAAGAAGCGGCCAGTTATATCGAACGAATAAAGGAGTAAGAAGATGAAACCGATTTTATTGATTGTTATTGGTGCTTTGGCGCTTGTATGCAGTTATTTCCTCGGCCAACAGTCAACCGTCGAAGTCTCAGAAGGCATGAAATTTTGGTTTGGTTTTTTGTGCCTCGTCGGAACAATAAGTGGGCTTTTTATGCTTGCAATAGGAATGCTTGAAGTATTTGATGATTAACCCGCCTTCGGGCATAACAGGAGAAGAATGACTTTAAATGTGGTATATAACGAAGATTGCGAAACTGGCTTGAAGCGAATACCGGACGAAAGCGTTGATTGTGTGTTGACCGATCCGCCGTACTTGTATCTCAAAAACCAGAAGCTGGATCAGCCCTTCGATGAAGATTTAGTTTTCTCGGAATTTAAACGAATCCTAAAGCCTAAAGGGTTTGTGGTGATGTTTGGCCGTGGAACTTCATTCTATCGCTGGAATACAAAGTTGGCAAACCTGGGATTTCAGTTCAAAGAGGAAATCGTGTGGGATAAATCTTATTGCACATCACCTCTCATGGCGATTTCACGCGTTCATGAAACCATATCGATATTCACAAAAGGCAAAGGAGTGATTAACCGTTGCAAGGTGCCTTATCTGGAAATGAAAGGGCACAATATAGACGCGATTATGGCGGATATTAAGCGCATGAGTGCTATTCTTCATAACCCGAAATCATTAAAGTCCGTTTTGCAATTTTTACAAACTAACTCCAGAGATACATCCGATGAGTGGGGAGCCAACAACCTAAGTATTTCTTCCAAAATAACGAAGGAGAACAGGTGTGTATCGGTAATGCGAAGTGTTCAGACTGGTATGGGTGAAAAGTCAATTATCAGAACCGACTACATGGATACGATAAGACCCAGAGAGGGGATTGTACGCCGTGATGCTAAAACAGGTGATCGCGCCTGTAATGTCATGCAATCGATAGAATACGGCCAAAACGAAAAAACAATCATCAAACAACCCCGCGATCACTATTCAACTATCCATCCTACTCAAAAACCTGTTCGTCTACTGGAGCGGCTTTTAAACCTTGTAACACAGCCCGGCGATTTGGTTGTTGATCCATTTGCCGGGAGTTGCTCAACTGCAAAAGCATGTGTCAACACTGGTAGACACTACATCTGCTTTGAAAAAGACCCGGAATATTATGAATCCGGAATAAATAGCCTAAAAATATATAGTAGTCAAGGAGCTTTATTTTAATAACAGGAGAAGAAGATGAGCACAACAGTCAAAATCGAGAATGTCTACTGTGTATACGACCCTGACGGCATTCCTATTCTCCGTACTGTGGAGAATGAGCCTGATGATTCCATTGGTCGACTTACCCCCAGCGAGGATATATGGAGATACTGGTACCTCAGAGATGGTTACACCTGCCGCCCTGTGAGGGTGACGATTGAAGAAATAGAAAAACCTAAAACGAAAAATGATGAGTAAAGACCAATACACGTGGTTTGATCGCTGCGAGAACTGTGAGAAAGAATTGCCGAACGATCAAATGCACTATGACCGGAACGGGTGTCCTATTTGTCCGGAGTGCTGGGCCTTGCTGAAAGATGATCCGGAATTTAAAGTATAGCCCGAAAACAAAGAAAAATGAAAGTCAAGGAGATCATTAACCAGCTTCACTATTTCCAGAAGTGGAGACGCGGAGCGGATATAGAGCAGCCCAATCCCACCGAGATAGGCAAGGCCATGGACGGGGCTATTCGGGAGTTGCGGAACTTCCAGAGGTTGAAAGTGAAAATTGAGAAAAAGAAACTGCCGCAAGGCGAAAAATAGAGCAATCCCTGAAGCTGTAAGAGGGGGTAAAAATCATAAAATGATGAATGAGGTGAAATTAGGAGACAAGGTCAAAAGTACGGTATCCGGCTTCGCAGGAACGGTAACTGCAAAATGTGAATACTTGAACGGTTCACCAAGGTGTGAAGTAACCGCATCGGAGCTAACCGATGGAGAAGTGAAACGTGCTTGGTTCGAAGCCTCGGAACTAATCGCAACAGAGTAATCCCGACCGGGTGGTTTCGTAGGTGGTTCGACTCCGCCTACGGGAGCAAAAACACGCCGCAAGGCGAAAAATAAAAGAGGATGACCGAAGAAACGAAAGGCCCCTACAATGGATACAACAGCCTGGAGGAGCTTGAGAGTGCTGTAGACGAGTATTTCGGTGAGTATATCTCCGAACAGAATCAAAAGACAAAAGAACACATTGAAAATATCACGCCGCAGGCATAAACAATAAAAATCATGCGACCAATAAAATTCAGAGGCAAGCGCCTCGATAATGGGGAATGGGTAGAGGGCGACTATTTCCGTAAATACATATACGACAAGGATGATAATGTTTCTTTACACCATCTCATAGGTTGGCAGGTGGCGGATAATGACGGAGAGATGTGTAATGACTACGAAGATGTTGACCCTGCCACTGTCGGCCAGTACACAGGGATGAAAGACAAGAACGGAAAAAAGATTTTCGAGGGGGATATAATGTCACTTGTAACTGAATTTGGCGATACTATAATACGTGAAATACGGTTTATCGATGGGGCTTTTTGTGTGATCGGAGAGCAAGAAGATGACCTGCACGGGCTAAGTTGGGCCGTAGAAATGTGTGATGGAATAGTTGGTGATAACATCCACGACAACCCCGATCTGCTGAAATAAAAACGGAGGGCGTCCGCCTCGCCCCCCTACCTTAGAAACTACTAACCTAAAATCCCGACTATGAAATCATAGGATAGTGCAAATATAACAAAAACCTGAAATATGAAAAGAACCTTACTTTATTTTCTTCTTGCCTTTATAGCCGTGATTTTTACCGCCTGTGAGCTCAACAAGAACAGGCCGGGCAAGATCATCTTCGACCGTGTCCCCTTCGTCTATGCCACGATAAACGGCCAAAGGGAGCTATTCTTAATAGATACCGGAGCGTCTACCTCCATGCTGGATAAAAAGCTCTGTGACGAAGTGAAAATCTACTACATGACTACAGGCTTAGAGGTAATCGGCGTAGACGGAACCTCGATCCCTCTAAAGACCACCGGAAGAATCCCGTTTACGCTCGACAGCGTCCCGTATTCGGCCAGCTTCGCGGTACAGGACATGACCAGTCTACGGAGGGCTACCGGAAAGAACGTAAGAGGGTTGATCGGCTCGGATGTGCTGGGATTTTACCGGTTGACGGTGGATTTTAAAACATGTGAGTTAAGGTAAATTGTCCTAAAGGTAGAAAGTTGCATAGGGGAAAGACCGATAAAAGGTGATATTATTGTTCTAAAAGTATTGTTATGGATATTAAAGCAGCAGCACGAGAATTTGGTATAGCCGAACTCAGATTACATCAGCTTATCCGCCAGCATGCGATCAGTTTTAGGGCGGATGACTATGGTGTGTATGTGGAGCAATCCGAAGTGCAAGCGTGGCTTACCTCCCACCCTGAGCAATGGCAGCAATGGATGGACGCTTTGCAGCACACTCAAGATCATCTCATTTCAAACAGGTATTTGGAGCGACATCGAAATTTGAAAGATTTTGAAAGAAAATAGCTTGTATTGGCTTACATGAAGCTATACTTTTGCTATGTAATGGTACATGGCTATGGTAGAGCTTGTTCGTAGTTGGATCGCATTAAGGGATTTTGCCCACTTTGCACACATCAATGTGCAAGGAGGGCATTTTTTTACGCTACATAAGCAGTTCAAGAAGCTATATGAAGGAGCCTTAGATCAGGCCGACACTATCGCTGAGCGTTACCGTCAACTCAATCCAGATTCGGTTATTCAGATGACCGGAGGTGACCGAACTTATCCTGAGATGTCAGACCGACAACTCGTACAAGAAATCATCGCACAACTTTCCAATATCCGCCAACAGCAGAATGCTATTTGGGCCAACACCAATGCGACGGGTGATTATGTTACCAATGATCTGATGGTGCAGTGTTCAAAGTATGTGGATTTTATCATGTGGCAATTTAATGAATTCTTGAAGTAATGGCCTTTAAGCAAGGAAATACGTATTGGAAACTGGCGAAAGGATTTACGCCCGGCACGGAGAAGAAATACGCTCCTGATGAACTATGGGTAAAGGCTGTTGAGTATTTCAAATGGGTGGAAGACAATCCTTTGCTTGAAGAAAAGGTATTTGGAACTGGCCTGAAAGACACTGTAAATAAAATGCGGGCCATGACCATTACAGAGTTTTGTGTATTTGCGGGAATTACGTCTCAGACATTTTTCAATTACGAGAAGGAGCAAGCCTATTTTGACATCACAGCGCGCATACGTGATATAATCTACTCGCAGAAGTTCACCGGGGCCGCAGCAGGCTTACTGGAAAGCAATATTATAGCTAGAGAATTAGGTCTGGCTGACAAGCAAGAGATAAAACAAGATAGCACCATAACTACGGTAATGTTCGGCAATGAGGACAAAGGCTTATAGTCTGAATGTCTCTCTTACAGATAAACAAAAAGCGGTTCAGGCTGCTTTGTTTGTAGGGGTAATCGTCAAGTTCATTTGCCTGTATGGTGGATCGAGAAGCGGTAAAACGTTTTATGCTTTTTTATGGATTGTAAAGCGAGCGATTATTTACCCGGGTAGTTACGGATTGGTGTTCCGCAAAACACTGAGTTCTTTGAAAATTGGTATGCTGAATCAGACGATGCCGGCGCTATGGAGGGAGTTTGCCAAAATCAATGGCGGTGTCCATCCTTACGATGCCAGTGTGGGCGGGGTTCCATTTGTGACCTTCAACAAGTCCGAGAACATCCTAACCTTTTTTAATGGGTCTAAGATATTCTTTTATGGTGCCGCCGCCACAATGGGAGACGAGGATAGCATGACGAAGATTTTGTCTTCTGAATACTTTTCGATCCTTGTGGAAGAGGGCAACGAGAACGATTACAAGGTTATCGAAAAGCTGTTTACCCGGTTGACGCAGGTTGTGTATGATTCCGATGGAGTAAAGGGAATGCCGAAATTTGTCACTACGCTCAACCCTACCGTCTTTGAGGCATGGGACTATGTAATGTTCAACAAAAAACTCAATCCATCATCCCGGGAGCCTTTGAATGATCCTGAGCGTTATGCAACGGCGCATTTCCGACCGACGGACAACATGCAGCATTTGAGCGACGATTATATTGCCACGCTCAAAAACCTTTCACCGCGTGACCGACAGCGGTTTTTGGAGGGCGAATACGGGGCCAACTTCGACGGCGAAATATTCAAGCACCTCAATTGGCTGGATGTACTCGATTGGTCTGTGTTCGAGAAGATCGTGATCTACGTCGATCCTTCTTATAAGTCAGGCCCCAAGAATGACTACAAGTCGGTCGCCACGGTGGGAATCTGTCAGGGATCATTCTATGTGCTCGACATTAACGCAGCGCAATGCACTACTTACGTGATGATGGAGCTCATACACGAGGCTCAAAGTTACGCAGAATCCAATCTGGAGCAGGTAAAAGGCCATCGAGCAATCGTAGAAACGTGGATCGAAAACCAGGGTATAGCGGATGACTTCACCAAAGCACATGACGAGTATTGCGCCCAAAACGGTTGCGCTATCCCCTATCGGTTGGATAACACGAACAAAGGCGACAAGTTCATGCGAATAGAATCCCTGCTAGTTCCGCTCAATGAAAATTACAAACTGATATTCAGCAACCATATCAAGGAAAAGGTGATTTCCTCACAGGTTGAGGTGCAATTCCTGAATTTCGCCAAAAACATGCCCAAAGACATGCACGACGATATTCCGGATAGCGTACATGGAGCTGTGATGAAATTGAGCCAAAAAACGAATGTCACCCACATGAGTGATGTGTATATAGCAAAAAGGACGTGGAGGTAATGGTTGATCCTATCGACATAAAAACAATGGATTTCGGGTACCTGATGGGTATCGACCTGATTCAGTATTTACCGGAGTATTATCTGGAAGCTGTTTACGATAAGAATGCCGATAGCCTCCAGCGTGCCGTACATATCGCCAAGAGCCGTGTACAGAATTATCTCGCCGCACTTTATGATTTATCGGCTGAATACCAGAAAACCGGCTGGGATCGCAACGGAGTGGTTTTAAAGCTGGTTATATTCTGTGCTTGCTGGGAGATAGCCAGCGGAGACGAGGCGATTAAAAAGAGCCTTACCGACGCATATCAGGATTTCCTGCGCACGATTGATGAGTTGCAGTCACGCAAACAATCGCTTTTGGATGTCCCTTCTGTCGGGGAAGATATACGAATGGCTCCGGAGGTTATTTCCACTAAAAATAAATACCTGTACTGATGGCAAGGGCTACAAATAAACAGAACTCAGTTAACCCGATTAAACCGGTCGGGTTAGGCTCGTTTGTAGTCAAGACTTATCCCATGACCCGGTATATAGACTATACCGAGGCTGATTGGCGTATGTATTCCGACCAGCTTATTAATAACGGCATGGCTCAGGGATGGGATACTATGGTAACGTGGATGCTGGCCTCGTCCCCGTTTGTACAAACACTTATAGAGCGCAGATTAAACCCGATTCTCTCCGCCCGTTATGTTTTGATGGATGAAAATGGGAATGTGGACGAAGCGCTGACCGAACAAATTGACAAAGGGTGGTTCCGCAAGTGGATCGAGGCGGCATCTATGGCGATATTTCAAGGGTATTCGGGCGGTGTTTTTCAGCCACAAAACAATAAAATTGAGCGCTACCCTATCTCGGTTATCGATCCATTCAATAGAGCCCTCAAACATACGCCTTTCGACCTGAACGGGCATGAGAGGTTCGATGATTATTCTAACCTGTTCTATGTGGAGTATTCATCACAACACCAGACTATGCTCGGGTTGTTTCAACCTCTTTTGAAGGAGTATGTAGGCATTGCGATCACCTTGAGAAACTGGTTAGCATCGGGAACGAGATTGGCATTCCCCTTAACGCAAGTCGGATATAACGGTGCAGGCGTAGAACTACAAGACTACATTGCTCCGGACGGCACAATTCAGCAGAAAAAGGTAAATCCCAACCAGGAGACTGCACGGGAAATTGCGGCCAATATAGACCCTACCGTGGCTATTACTACTCCTTTTTCGGTAGATGATGGGAAACAGGTTTATTCCATAGAGGTTAAACAAACCGAACATCACAGCACCTCGGATGCCTATAAAACATACTACGACTATATCGATCAGGCTGAAATCAGGATGATTAACCTTGTACTCGGGTCTCAGTTGACCATCAAAGAAGGCAATAGCCGGTCTTTGGGGGAGGTTCACGAGCGGGTTGCAAAGACCTATGCCGAGCGGGATGTGAAATGGATGGTAGAGGTGCTTAACAATGTCCTTAAACCAAAGCTCAACATTCCGGATAATCGATGGTTTTCTGATGACAGTGCTTCCACGATGAGCATGGATGAGGCGCAAAAGATGTCGGACATTGTTAATCAGAACGGCAAACAACTTACGCAGGAATTTTTTACCCAGATCGGGTTGCCTGAAAACTTTTACGAGGATAAATCGGGCATCTCTTTGCCGCCGGTCGCTATCAAAGAAGAGGCAGAGATTGAAACCAAAGAGGAAAAAAACTTTGTCCGCAAAGCGCTCGATTTCCTAACGGCTCGCAGCCGTCAAACACCACAGGAGCCCGAGGGAATTATCTATTTGCGTGCACCCAAGATCAAAGAAGAGGTAGCTAAAGAAGATGTCGATCTTCCTGCGGGGAGCCATGCGCATGTTTCCGACGCATTTGTGAGAAAGTTGTATGAAACGGAACAGCCCCAACCTGTTTTTATCGATCTGGAGCAGTACAAATACTACGCAGACACATTTAAGGCTCCGTTGTTCGGGAATAATCCTTTGGTGAAACTATCCGCCAAAGGGAATGGTTCTATCCCTGATGACTTGCGGCCTCGTTACATGGCTAACATCTTCCAATTTTCCGCTGCCAAGAACGTAGCCGAGCAGGCTGCGGTTAACGATGCCATTGCTCGAAGTCTCTTTAACGACAATGGGCAAAAGGTCTCTTTCTCGCAGTTCAAAAAGGCGGTCAATAAGATCGTGTCTACATTCCGCGAAGACTGGCTAAAGACCGAGTATAGAACAGCCTCGATGACGGCCATTATGGCCAATCAGTGGGGAAGTCTGTGGGCGCAGCGCGACTCACTCCCCTATTGGCGCTATCGAACCCAGGAAGACAACAAGGTGCGGGATGAACATGCAAGGCTCAACGGCCGGGTGTTCCGTATCGATGATCCGAATGCTCAAAGACTGTTTCCGCCTAACGGATGGAACTGCCGGTGCTTTTACGAGGGAGTATCCGAGTATGACCGACAGAAAAACGGTTGGCAAGTCGCCCCGAATGAGGATATACAGGACCTGCTATCGCAGGATGTCGAAAAGGGATTTACTTACAATGCCGGCATCAACGGCATCATGCCGAATAAGGATAGCAGCTATTTCGATGTGCTTCCCAGCATCAATCGGCTTTCATTCGATAAATACCGGCTTGATTCCGTGAACAAGATGATGGAAACGGCCCCCAAAGTCGATGTTTACCAAGGAACAGTATCGGACATCGCTAAGATGCTCAAGCGTGCACCGGTTCAAAACGGGAATATCCTGGTGCATAACTCTATTCTACGGATGGGATTTGTACTCACTCTCTCGTTGCGGTCTCGTTTGGAGGTGGCTGGAGGTAAAGGTGTCAACCTTTTGGGTGAAACCATTTCCAATCCTGATGAGATGTGGATGCAGTGGGTGGATGAGAACAACCAGACTAAAACGAAGGGTGTAATGCTTCGTATTGCCTCGAATGTGGTTTACGCAGTGGAATTTGAGGATAATGTAATTACGGACGCTTATGTGGTTCGAAACTCATTACAGGCCGATATGCTGCGGCGTGGGCTTTTGATGGTGCGGTGATGAAAAGTTTGAAGGATTTGACAGTGGATCTGGGCAGGCTTCAGCAGAAATGCGACGAAGCTATGAAGGTAGCTCCGGCCATCATCGGAAATATGGTAGCTCAGGACATCAAAGCCAACTTTATGCGTCAGGGAGTCCAAACAGATCAGGGATTACGCAAATGGAAGCCTAGTGAAGCCGCACAAAAGGAAGGGCGACGAACATTGGTTAAAAGCGCGGCCATGATGAACGAAGTGCATTTTGAAGTACAGGGTAAGACCGTTCGTGCGGGCTTGGATACGAGGCTTATTCCGTATGCCCCTAGACACAATGAAGGATTGAAGGGTATGCCCCAACGGCAATTCATTTATGTGAGAAAGGCCGTGCTTAGGAAAGCGATGGATCAGGTAGAAAATATGCTGAAAAAATGACCGGGCAATTACTATATGCGGTTTGCAAGGAACTGATGGCGCTTCCGGAATTGGGTTTGAAGCAAGTGCAGATAGCTCGGAATTTTACCACGAACAACCCGCCGCAAAACGTTCTTCCGGCGGCAATCGTGGGGATTCTGGAGGATGAAAGCTCGGTGTTTGTCGGGGGCTATGAGAGACGGGAGTATGAGATCGGTATTTCTATCTCAATTCTCGATACCAATATAGACCTGGTGCACTCTTCGGATTGGATAGTGGATAAGTATAAGGGGGCTTACGATATACCCGACCGTATCCAGACGCTTTTCAATCGGCAGGTGTTTACTACACCGCAGATGCAAAAGCTACTCCAGAAGAACAATTTAATAACCAGGTCGCGGGGGTATAATCTGAGGCATACGCCTTATGACAAGTGGTCGAAGAATGTGGTTACCTACGAATTGATCGTGCGTGCGATTCTTACTGTTCCGATGGAAGATCCGGAGGTACCCATAGAAGATATTAAGTATGAATTTGAAGTAACGGTATAATGGAAACAAGACGCATAGTTCTTTCATCCGGGAGGATGAATCGAAAAGGCTACAGAATCCCCGTCGAGGTAATCAATATCTCGGATTATCTCGCAAATCCGGTATTGTTGGCTGAACATGAATACGACAACAATATAGGCCACATGGAGGACATCCGGATAGAAAACGGCAAACTGACTGCCCTGCCCGTTTTCGCATCTACGGAGCTCGGGCAGCGGTATAAGACCCTTTATGAAGAGCGAGGTATCAATGCCATCAGCATGGGTGGTTTTGTCAAATTGAATGCCGACCGGAACGAAGCATTAGCCTTTGATCTCTGGGAAAACTCTATGACTTCTGTTCCGGCCGATCCAGGAGCTGTTGCAATGGAGGCCGGGGTTGCCCTCAGTACGGACGAAGCACCGGAGAAGTTATCCGGCATCAGTCCCGATGTGATGGAAGCCAAACTTTCAGCGGGTTATGAGTATGTGACCCTGAATTGCTGGGAAGAGGAAGAAGAAAACCTTTCCGCAGGAAGCGGAGTAAATAAATCAAACGAAATGGAAGAGAACAAAAACCTTGCGCCCGAGACTGGCGCACCGGCAGAAGGCGCTACCCTGTCTGCCCCCGCTGCTTCCGCTCCTGCGGAAGAGCCCAAAACCCAACCCGAACCTGCCGCTTTGGCAGCACCGGAACCCAAACAGGTGTCTGAACCGGCCCCGGCAACACTGGGCCTGAATCCCGCGATGCCCCAAATGGACATGCCGAAAGTACGTGTCAGCACACAACGGGCATCCCTCTCGGCCCTTATGAAAGAAAAGGGTATGGATGGGATTTCCGAGATGCTTTCGCAGGGCAACGAAAACGAAAAACTGCATGTGTTCGATGCGATCAAGAACACCCCGTCAGGAAAAGTGTTTTTCGACAAACTGCACTTCAACATCGACAACGGTGCACGCCCGGTGCGCGTCAGTGTTGCTGAGTACATGAGCAACCGGGAATCACTTTCATCGTCACTGCGTGAGATTCAGAAGCTCTCCATGGGCGGCAATGCCAAACTGAACGCATCGACCGACTTTGTGGAATCTCCGGCGCTGGACCGTATCGCATTTGCGGCAATGGCGTACCTCAAACTGTTCCCGACCAATCTGTGGGTAAACCGGATGCCCGTTCTTCCGGCCCAGATGGTCGGCGATAACGTGGGAATCGTATGGGCGAATATCGGTTTCGACAACAAGATTACCACCCAACCGGCCCAGACCGATACGACGGTTACGCCTGCAACGATTGTGGCCAAAGCCGACACGCCGGTATCGATGCAGATTTACGAACATCTGCTGGAACCGATGCTCTGGAAACGTTACAACCGAGACATCGTTGCTTACGACCAGATGGGATTGCAGTGGGATGTGGCGCTGAACAACCTGTTTACAGCTATGTATGATTGGGATTTGTTCACGCTGGCCCAGAAGATCGCAACGACCAAATCGGGCTATACTCCGAAGGTGCAAGGCACTTCGGGCGAGGCGCTCAAGCTTGGGGAAAACTGGGTGAAAGTTCCGTCGAACACCGGCGACTACAACGGTCTTACGATGAAGGACATTCAGGCTCTGGAGGCATTCTTCCAGACGCAGAATGTTCGTCTCGAATCCCTCAATCCTGTTATCAACGTCGATCCGTCGTTGCAGTATTCACTCACTCAGGACCCGAAAGTGCAGACCGTCCTCACCCGCTTCGTGGAAGGATACAAGAACGAAGACCTGCGCGTATCGTATTCGCGTGTGTTTACCCGTCAATACCTGGGTGTGTACGATCCGACCACGAGCGCGGTCGTAAACCCGGTTACGGGCACTCCGACGGCTACGATGGTACAGTACGGTCTCGCACTGATTCCGGAGTATGTTCTGCGCGCCCTGGCTTCGATGGAGGTGTTTACCAAGATTGAGCCCACCCTGTACGGCGAAGTTTACTCGGCAGAAATCAAGACGGGTATCGCTCCGGCGTACGCCAACAATCTGGGAACGGCTCTGATCGTGCCGACCAAGTATACCGCACCCTCGACGGGTGAATAACCATAAAAATACACAATCATGGTAGAAATCAATCATAATGTGGATGAACGCTTTTTTGCGAGGCTGAAAGGCGTTGTAAAGAAATTCATCGATGCAGGTTATAAAGGTGTTCATCTGGACACCTACCTGCAAATGGTGATTACAGACGAACAGGTGGCTAAACACCATCTGTTCTATCCGAAGTCTCCGCTTATTCTGGTCACCAACGAGAATATGCCCGAGACCATCGAAGAGGTGGAAAATCTCTTTATGAAATACCCGATTTATCCTCAGAAGAGCAAGGAAGAAGAGGCGCAGAATGTGGCCGACCTTCTCAATGCCGTGGATGAATCCACTACGGAGAAAGAGTCCAAGCCGGACAAGAAAACCGGAAAAAAAGAAAAAGCATGAAAACAGGTGTAAATATCAAATTCACCAACACCCGGACTGGTGTCGCCTCGTCTTCGGACGGGGTGGCACTCCTCTGTGTGCAGGCAGTGGCGGTAGCGAGTACGTTTAAGCTGAATACCCTGTATAAGCTCTCGCAGCCGAGCGATTTGACACCTCTCGGCATAACCGACACGTATGACGCAACGAATAAGGTGTCATTGGTAAGGCAGGTTGAAGAGTTCTATGCCTCGGCCGGAAACGGTGCTACGCTGTATCTGATTGGGGTGGACAAAAGCTCGACGATGAGCGAATTTGTCGCCTCCGATACTTTCGAATCCCTGCTCCGCTCCACCGGTCTGAGTGCCGAGGGAAATCCCTCGCCTGCTGATCGGGCCAAGATGATCGGTGTGGTCTTCGCTCCGCAGGATCAGGCTCCTTCGAGCGGAAGCTACTATGCGGATGTAATTCCCACTGCAACGGCCCTGAATACGACTTTGGGCAATCTTTGGGATGCCGGTTTCAGGGCGTTTGCAGTACTGGACGGCAATAACCTCAAATCGGTTACCGACGCTCCCGACTTCAATACGCAGGATTGTCCGCGTGTAGCTGTTTGTGATACTACGGCTACCCTCGACAGCTGTGCCTCTGTCGGGCTGGTGCTGGGTATTCTTTCCCGGCAGGCGGTCAATTACGAACTCTCGAATGTGTCTGCCGGACCGCTCCCGATTCAGAACGCATGGTTTACGGACGGAACTCCGGTAAGCTCGGTTTTGCCTGCCGTGTTCGACACGCTGGGACAAAAACAGCATCTTTTCATTCGGACGCGGGACACGAAGTCGGGTTACTACTTCAATGACGGTGCAACCGCCGAGGACAGCACTATGGCCCTGTCGACGATTCCGGCCAACCGGGTGCTGAATAAGATTGCGGATTATCTGCATGCCTACCTTACGGATATTATCGGACAAACGCCGCCCATCGATACGGACGGAGATATTAACGAAGGGTATCTTTCCTCGGTGACGGAGAATTTCTACACGACCTATACCGATCCGATGATTACGGACGGGGAGATTGCTGGGGTGAATCTGGAGCTTTCGAGCCTTTCTCCGTTCACTTCGACCAGGACCGTCAAGGCTCACTTATCTATCCAGCAGCGTCCGGGCATTGCCCTGATCGAAGCGGACATCGAATTTGTAAACTCGCTGTAATATGAATCTGGATTATTTAGTTTCAGGCGGTGATAAATACCAGGTGTTTATCACTATCGGCTCGGTTCCGGTGTACATGTTTCTGACCGCTTCCGCTGTGGGTAGGAATCTATCTCAGGATGCTACCCCTATCGGAGCTATCAGCACGGAGAAGCCTATCGCCGTCAAGCGGGGGATTAAGAACAACGCGTTCAATATCTCTTTGCAAGACGGAGAGGCCATCAAGATCGTGCAGGCCGCTAAACTGGCTATGGGATCGGGTATTCACGATTTCCGGGATTTCCCGGCTAATACGAATATCACGGTGACCAGCCTGGAGAATGGCTCTGTTGAGAAGTATATCGGCTGCGCGTTCTCCGGCGACAACAAGAACATCGAACGCAATTCACTCGAAACGCTCCGGGAGTTGTCCGGGACGTGTATCGACTATAAATCTGTGTAATCATGGAAATCACGCAAAAATTCAAGTGCAAAAATGCCGACGGCCAGCTGGTCGACAAGGAGATGAAGTTGGAGTTCCGGGAGATCGACCGGTGCCGGAGAAGCGACGCAAAGCTGTTTTATGCGGCGATGGGTATGATGTCCACGGATGCAAAAGGCGAAGCAGTATTTTCCCCGGCTTCTATCGAAAAGATGGGGACGGAGTTTATCGACGGGCTTGTGGTCAAAGGACCGGATTTCAACGAGACAGATTTTGTCCTGCTGAAAAACGACGTGGTGTCAACGTTCCAGTTGAACATGGAGCTTTTCGGGAGGGTGATCGGCCCTTTTTTAACAGCCAACTTGTAAGACTGTCATCGGTTTTTCAGGTTGCGCAAACGAAAAGCGCCGAACTGCTCCAGTTGTTCAGCAAGGAGAACCCCCTGTGGGAAACATACCTGTTATTCGCCCGGATTTTCGGGATGAGCCGCAGGGAGTTCGAGGAACTGAGCATTGACGAGATCGGAGCCACCTTAGCCCATATTTACGCAAATAAACTGCACGAGAGGCAGTTATTGTAGCTGCCTCTCTTAATTTTCCTTCAAGATGATCGATTACGGAGTAAAGATCAACGTAGGCGGGAATGCTGCCACGGTAATGGGGCAACTGTTTACCATTTCCCAAAAACTGGATGCAATCATGCAGAAGTTAAATAGCATGTCATCCAAGTTGGGAGACACATACCGTCGTACCGGTACTTATGCCCAACAAGCCACTCAAAAAGCGGAATCAGGTTTTAAACGAGTATCAACGGCTATTGGGGATGCACGGCAAAAGCTTGATAAGCTAAATTTCGGCTTTCATGGCTTAGGCTCCAAGCTGGCCGGACTTGGCTTGTCTATTGGTGCTGTCGATATTGGCCGCAGAATCATCAATGCGGGAGGCACGGAAGAAGATGCGCTTGCCCGGTTGCGATTTGCACTCAAAGATGAGGGGAAAGCACGGGCTATGCTAGGCGATTTGAAGCAAATGGGTAGGACTATGCCTATTGCGATAAGCGATATTTATAAACAGGCTGGTTTTCTTGCTCCTGTTTTCAAAGAAAACACGCAGAAATACCTCAAGATGTTTGCCGATGTCGTTGCGGGTTCCGGGGGCGACTTTGGCAATATCGCTTTTAACTTTGCTCAGATCAAACAACTAGGTCGATCTCAGGGTATCGACTTAAAGCAGTTTGCTTATCAGAACATTCCGATTTTTGAGGAATTAAGCAAGCTAATCGGTAAGAGCACCGAAGAGATTTTGAAAATGTCCACCGAGGGCAAAATTTCTTTTGACATTGTTGCAAAGGCCTTCGAAAATATGACCAAAGAAGGCGGAATCTATTTCGGTGCCGTCGAAGCCAGGGCAAAGACATTTCGAGGACAATGGCAGATCATCGCCAATAAGCTCGAAGAGATTTGGGTGAAATTCTTTGAGAAGGCCAGACCCTACTTGCAGCAGTTCAGCGATTGGGTGGAGAAGCAGATCGAAAACTTCGATGAGTTATGGCCGAAAATCAAGTTAGCCGGAGAATTAATTGCTACCTATTTTTCTGTAAAGGTTTTAGCAAATTTTATAAGTAGCTTAAATACTATTAGAAAGACTTTGGTTGCAATATCATCTATCAAATTAACAGGCGTATTAACTCAATTTGGTACGATTGGAGGCATTCTTAAAGGTATAGGGGGGCCGTTGGCTGCCATTTTAGCGTTTTTTGGGCTTATTAATTATGGGCATGGCAATGCGTCTGGGCAAGGTTATCAGGCTATGAGCTTGGAAGAACTGAAAGCCGAACGCGAAAGGTTGATAGCGTTGAGGGATAAACCCGTTGCAAAAGATTTACAAAATGTCACCGATGAGGAATTTGCGAATATACATCGCAATGCGACAAATAAAACGTCGTCAGACACATCCTCAAAAATCGATGAAATAGAGAGGGTGATAAAACAGAAAGAGGCTTTTTCTGCATTCAGGGATTCTACCAGTGGGGTAAATAGCGCTATGGGAGGTATTAGTGATATTAACACCGACCTTTCCCCCCGTGGTGTCTCCGGCAACGGTGGTATCAAAAACTTCCAGATCACATTCAATTCTCCCGTGGTTCAGATCGACGATAAACATGTAGAGGGGGAAAAGTACACCCCGGAACAATTAGGACAAACAGCCGCTAAAGAGTTTGTCAATATTCTCACTCAAATCGCTGTACAGTGATGAGCAAAGCAAAGGAGTTTATACGCAACTTGTTTACATATATCGGGGATTACAATGCAGCCTCTCCCGATAACGTGACGTATGTTGAATTCAATAATACCAAGTTCTCCGTACAGATACAGCCGTTTTTTGAGCTGAATACTTCACACGGCAAGGTCATCGCCCGTTCGCAGATTATTGACGGAGAAGAGGCGTTTGAGCGCATGAGCATAAAGACCTCAAAAATTACTTTCAGGGGGACTACCCTTGTGGATAAGTGGCGGCAAAGAGGGTTTGATGATTTGGGTCGTGGCGCCGTACAGATAGCGACCGACACAAAGGACTGGAATGACAAATACCGTATAGATGATATGCTGGAAGCCCTCGACCTGATAAATCGGCAGGTATTCCAAGTAAACGAGATTATAGAGGTCAAAAACCCTTACCTAAATAAACTCGGTATCGAATACATCTTGGTGGAGAGTATGACCACCAACCCACTGATCGGATCGGTAGGATTCGAGTACTCGATTGAAGCGTACGATGCAACCAGCAAGAAAAACAACAAAGAAGAAACACTTATAATCTCGCAATAATGCTGTACCTGATCGCGCATGTTCAAGTTTCATTCGGCGAAAACTACGAGAAAAAACTATCCTCGGTGGTTCGGGTTTCTGTGAATGATTCTATCGACGGGATCGGCGCACGGTGTGAAATCACCTGCCCTCTAAATGCCCGGATCGAGAAAGACGGCGGGACACCGTTTATAGCGCCAGTGCGGACTGCTTTTAAGGCTGGGGATAAAGTACGGGTAAAAGCATGGTACGACGACTACCCGGAAAGAACTTTGTTTGAGGGCTACGTGTATCAGATCAGGGAGGGAACCCCGAGTACGATAGTTTGCGAGGATCAGGTTTATTTACTGCGCCGGGGCATCCTGAATAACGTGTGGAATAAACCCGTCAAGCTGAAAGAAATCTTGAGATACGTGTGCTCATCGCAAGGGGTTGAGGTTTCCGATGATGTGGCCGATGTGGAGTTTATCAAATTCTCCATCAAAGACTCTTCACCTTTGTACGTGTTGCAGCAGATCAAGAGTGAAATGTGGCTCGTGGTTACCTTTCGGGACAAAAAGTTGGTTGCAACGGGCATCAGCGCTACCAAAGGAAATAATGTCAAGCTGGCCAGCGACAGAAACGTGATCGGTTGCAATATCCAACAGCCCGACGGAGTATGGAAACAATTTAAACTGAAAGTCGAGTACACAGATAAAAACGGGAAGAAAAAGAGCTTTACCGTTGGGGACCAGGAGGGGCAGATAAGGGTGGTTGACTGCACCTCTGTAACGAAAGAGAACGCCGAATCTTTCGTCAATACTCATGTACTGGATAACCTGCGGACCGGCATGTATGAAGGAACGCTTACCACCCTGCTCTATCCGGAAGTTAAGCTGTTCAGTCTGGTGGATTACAAGGATAAAAGTTTTTCATCACTGAATGGCACCTATAAGGTGAAGCGCGTAGGGGTGACTATCGACACTCAAGGATGCAGGCAAACATTAACATTGGCACAGATCGCAAGTGATATGCCCGTGCCGCAAACCACCCTCAGCAATGGATAATTATACGGATTACGCGGTAGCCCAATTATCCACGCTTTTACGGCAGTTTTCTATGCAGGGCAGCATTATCCAGGGCACGATCACCGCCGTAAACAAGGATGATAACACCTGCACGGTGTCGGTCGAGGATGCGGAAGGAGGTTCTTTGGAGTGGGAAGGAGTACCATTGCGGGTATTGTCGGTAGAAAGTAATTACATGATCTACCCCAAGCCCGGCACCGATTGCTCGGTATGTTTCTACGGAGGAAACACCCGAAGCCCGGCGGTGTTGGATTTTCAGGATGCCGAGAGCATTAAAATTACAGGGCAAACGAACATAGATATTCTGTCGGATCAAATAACCCTGAATAACGGTGATTTGGGTGGCATTATCAAAATAAACACTTTAACTGATAAATTGAATGCTCTGGTGGACGCTTTTAACAATCACACCCACAATGTTACCGGAGTCCAGCCGGGTACCGGATCGGTGGTAGCCCCGGCACCGACCGGAAAAGCGGCAGAATTTGTCGCAGCGGATTACGAGGACACTAAAATAACGCACTGATGCAGGATTTGAGATTCAACCCGAGGGAAAGGGATATATACATTGAGAGCGGCGATTTGGATGTTGCCGCAGACCGCGATACCGGGCTGCAAAACGGGTTTATCCTTGCGGGAACGGCCATGTGCACCCCTCTCTATCCTCCTATCGGATTATCCTTAGTGGATGCTATCGGGTCTGAACTTTTGCCCACGCTGATCCGCTGGCAAAACATGGCCTATACGGACGGCGCTCAGAGTGCTGAATACCAGGTGCAAGGGAATGATGTAGTTCTAATAACAGAATATTGATATGGCAAGTTTCAATGACATACTGGCGAACGTACAAGCGGCAATCCCCCAGCTTACGAATACCTCTGCCGGGTCGGTGTATCAGCGGATCATCAAGGCTTTTTCGGATGTGATCGATACCGTCCGCACGGAGATCGGCAATACCTGGACGACGATACAGTCTTATGTAAGGCAGAATAGGTACGGGAAAGCCAAATATTACGAAGATGCGGCTAAGGCTTTTCAGTATGGGGATAATTTGGAGTTCGACGAGAATTACCAACCCTACTATCCCACTATCGATACCACAAAACAGATCGTCAAACAGGCATCGGCCGATATATCGACCTCTACGGTGGAAATCGGGGGTGAGGATTATCCGGTTTCTACCCTGTCGTTAAAGGTGGCCGCACAGAATGAAAACGGGCAGCTGATTCCTTTGACTGACGAACAAAAGCAAGCTTTCGATACCTACATGAAGAATTTTGAAATTCCAGGCATCCTGCTTAATAAGTATTCGCTTGCTGGCAATGTGATCAAATTTGCCACGATGAACTGCGTATACTCGCCGCAGTACGATCAGGCGACGGTTGCATCCGGTGTAGTTGCGGCTATGGAGCAGTTCAGGGATTCGATGAGCTTCAATTCTGCTTTTTACCCGAATCACCTTGAGCAGTACGTGCGGAGCAATGTGCCGGGAGTGGTGGATTTTTATCTGGCAGGCGGTCAGATTCAGACCGACACGGGTTGGCAGCCTTTTACCGAAAGCGTAATAGTCCCTGCCGGGTATTTCAATTACGAAACCGACTTTGAGAAGAATATAACTTATGTTTCGGGAAACTGACATACGAAAGCTCACCATGCTCTACCTCCGACAATATTGGTCGGTGACTAAATCGCTGACCTTATCGGTGGCTTATAGGTTGGTGTACTGCTCGCTCACTCCTTTGCACACTCCACTGGCTGATTTGTTTGCTTTTCGACTAAAACAGAAACTTCTCGCCCTCATCCCGTGGACGTATGGCTCAGCCTTGAAGTATTTGCGGGATCATTATTCCGAGCAGATAGATTTTGAGTATTTAGGGGCGAACGAGACTGTATGGTTGGCTCCGGACGATGCCTCGAATGATGTGTGGCTGACATCGACGACAGCCGATCCGGTCTATCTGACCCCAAATCTGGAAAGTGTGAGCGGCATTAATATTCTAGTAATATGGGTTCCTCAGTCCTTAATGGATGAGAACGCTTTGTATTCTCAGTTTCTGGCAGATTTGAACACTTTAATTCTTGATGGGATAACCTACAAAATCAAAGCTATATGAGTTCGATAAAGAAATACAACGTTCAGGAGACGAACAAAACTCCTTTTTTGCAGTCAGATGCTGCTCAGTGTACAGACAACGTTATGACGGCTGTTGCCGGCTTGGCTGACGTGCACTTTGCTATTTTGAGTGGCCTGACGTACAGCGGGAATGCCTACGGGGCGGGATTGGTGGTTATGGATGGAGTTATTCGCTCGGTTCCAGCAGGGGCTACCCGGTCGAGTTATCTGGCCCCTCTCGACAATCAAACGGATGTCCGTCCCACCAAATCCGGCAGCACGGCACCGGTATATACGGAATACACCACGCAAATTAGCGCCAGTGATACGGGCTACCCGCAACTTACAGAGGCGAATGTTGCCAAATATAGCGGGTGGATTGCTCCGGGGCAGATTCAGCCGGAAGCTATCACAACTCCAGCTATCGCGCCTAATGCTGTGTCGAACGCTAAACTGGCGAATATGCCTGCTCAGACGGTCAAAGGGAATGCTTCCACACAATCTGGGCCTGCTACTGATTTAACGGGGTCGCAATTGTCTGCCTTACTCGGATTGTACCCTTATCCGGATTTGGATTCCGAAACCGAAGTAATTATAGAGGGATTGACATTTAACGGAAAGCAGGTTTACGGAAAGAAATACAAAGCGCAGGTAGATTCCAGCCTTGTATATCCAAGTGGTCAGGTGATAACCCTTGAGACAGGGGGTATTGATGCCGTATTGGGGGCTATTGGATATGTCGGCATAAATCAGACTAATAATTCAAGAACATACACCCGCAGACTGCCTGTTAATGCGTATTCTCAAAATATCCTGTCGAGTATAGTGTACACCTATTCGGAAACATCAGCCATGATTCTGAATGTTTATCAACTAGACACAACAATAGGCGGTATCGGGGGAGGCAAAACGAATTATATTGAATATTCATTTTTTGTATTGTACACCAAAGGCACACAGCAGTATTTGAATTTATCGCCTTCATCTATGACGATCAACGCCGCCGGTGGTGGTTTCTCTTTGCGTGTGAATTGCCCCGCTTCACTATCATGGAGTATTTCATCTCTTCCTGCGTGGATAAGCGCTTCTATAGAATCTGGTACAGGAAGTACTCAAATATATTTTACTGCAACTGCTAATACCTCTACCTCTCAACGTACCGGGACGATTGAAGTTTCCGGAGGATCATTATCTGGTTCGTGCAGTGTTACACAAAATGGGGCGGAAGCTCCCGGAAAAGATACAATTAATGTATCTGTATCTTATCAGGGTAATGATGTTATTGTGCTACTTTCGGCAGCCGCAAAAGACGCACTTACCATACATGGCGATTATGGTAATGGTGTCAGCAAGGAAGGTGAATGGGATATATCGGTACCCGTGGGAAGCTCTATGGAAACTACAACAGTAACAGGTACAGTGGCCGGGGTTGGCATACTTTCGATTAACGGAGCTAAGACAAGTCCGTATGAAGGGGCTAATGCTAAATATTCATGGTAATGGATTATATAGTAAAGCAAGGCGAAACGATTTTGGATGTCAGTGTAAATGCGACCGGTTCACCTCTGAATATAGAGAAGATTCTGGATGCCAACAATATTGATACTTGGACTCCAACACTTGTGGCCGGTCAACAATTGACGATCCCGGATGATGTCGAATTGCAGACAAACAATCTGCGGGATTTGCAACGCTACCCGGTTGCAGATTGCGGATTTATATCTGCGGAAGAATTTGACCGATTGACAATGGAGTTGGAAGATTTAATATTCCCCGTTCTTTTGGCGACAGAAGACGGTCGGATAGTTATAACAGAAGATGGTTATGCAATTAGCTTGAGACGATATGGAAATTCAAAAGGTTAAAATCAGTGATCTTCCTGTTACAGAAGATTTAAATGGCCTCAAGACGCTAGGTACCACGGCTGAAAACACAAGTAAGGCGGCGGAACTGACGTTTATTGCTGACGCTGCTACTTCCGCCAATGAGGCCGCCACCAATGCGAATCAGGCGGCAAAGAATGCGAATACTTCTGCTGCCAATGCAGATGCTAAAGCGGAAGCAGCTCAAAAAGCGGCGAATAACGCAACCGCGTCGGCTAATCAGGCGGATCAGGCAGCTGTGAACGCTAATACAGCTACAACCCGAGCAACGGCAGCGGCGGAAAAAGCAGAAAATGCCGCAGACGTAGCTATTGGAGTTGTAAATGAAGCCCAACAGGCTACTGCTAATGCCAATCAAGCCGCACAATCCGCCAATGAGGCCGCCACCAATGCGAATCAGGCGGCAAAGAATGCGAATACTTCTGCTGCCAATGCAGATGCTAAAGCGGAAGCAGCTCAAAAAGCGGCGAATAACGCAACCGCGTCGGCTAATCAGGCGGATCAGGCAGCTGTGAACGCTAATACAGCTACAACCCGAGCAACGGCAGCGGCGGAAAAAGCAGAAAATGCCGCAGACGTAGCTATTGGAGTTGTAAATGAAGCCCAACAGGCTACTGCTAATGCCAATCAAGCCGCACAATCAGCCAATGAGGCCGCCACCAATGCGAATCAGGCGGCTGCGTCTGCTAATGATGCTGCAACAGAGGCGCATACTCAGGCGGAATATGCCAAGACACAAGGAGACTACGCCAAAGCCGAAGGAGATCGAGTCTTAGCTGAGAAAGGCCAGCCGGGAGGACTGGCAGAACTGGATGAAAGCGGTCGGGTTCCTTCTTCACAACTGCCATCTTATGTAGATGATGTAATAAACGTAGCGACTTATAGCCAACTACCCAATCCGGGAGAATCCGGTAAAATCTACATAACAGAGGATACCAACCTGACTTATCGCTGGAGTGGCTCCGGATATGTAGAGATCAGTCCCTCCCTTGCGTTGGGCGAGACTTCGGCCACTGCTTACCGGGGTGACCGGGGGAAAGCTGCTTATGATCATTCGCAGATCAAAGACGGAAGCAACCCGCATAAAACGACCTTTGCGAGCTTGCCGGATAAACCTACATCCCTACCTCCAGGTGGCAATGCCGGTGGCGATCTGGCCGGAACCTATCCTAATCCGACTATCGGCACAGGGAAAGTGACCACCGCAAAGATCGCCGATAAGGCTGTGACCGCCGCAAAACTGGCAGAACAATATATCGTAAACCGGGGTGCTGCTTCGGATTTGAATAGCGCCACGACTTACGGTTTTTACACCTACGACACGACTACGCAGAACGCGCCTACTTCTTACGGAAGCGTTATTGTCGTCGAAGGAACCGGGCGTAAAGCAAATTGGGCACAGTTGGCATTGGGGTACTCTTCGGGAGATGTCAATCCGTCTATTTTTATACGACTAAGACAAAGTTATACTGTTTGGGGCCCATGGGTTAAAGTTTGGAACTCTAACGATTTAAATCCGGACGATTATTTACCTAAAACTACCCCAAATGTTAACGGGGGAATTATTATCAACGGAGAGACTACTGTCGGCTACAGACCGTACCTGAAGTTTCATATCCCCGGCGTGAACTATTCACAGTTTGTGATGGATGAAAACGGGACAGTGCATCTCCTGAATGGTTCAGAACAAACTACCGGAACTTACAAACCCCTTAAAGCTGGCCCTATCTTTTCAAACGGTAATCGGGTTTGGGATTCCGGAAACTTCAATCCAGACAGCAAATTTAACAACCTTTACAATGTTAACGACAGTGATAATGTCGTAGGCAATGGTTATACCATTACGGAAACAGGATCATCCTTTAGCGGGCCTTTCCTCAAATGGGGCAAGAAGGATTATATGGTTGAATTCTTTACGGGAAACAACATCAACGACATCCGGATTCGCAACATGTTTAATGGTGTGTGGGGCGACTCCGTTAAAATGTACCACTCCGGCAATCTCGGCAATGCGACCACTTCCCAAGCCGGGTTGATGTCGGCAGCTGACAAAACTAAGCTGGATGGACTTTCGGGCGGCGGATTGAATATCCCTGCCTCCGGAGAGGTTGCTGTATCAGGATGGACGTACAATGGAAAACAGGTTTATGCACAAAGATGGGCGGGAGACACTTCTACCGGTGCTGTTGTTTCGGGTAGAACTACCTCAAAAACTCTTGCCTCAGTCAATATGTCTCAATTAACTATGCAGGGGGGTGCATTTTATTTGTCCGGAGACATTACAAATACTTTCACAGTTTTAGGATCGCAAAGATGGGCCGACAGTGGAGTCCCTATTATGAATTCCAGATTGGATTTCAATGTTGAAGATGGGACTGTTACACTCAAAATTTATAGTACAACGAGCGGAGTATTTGTATATGATATATGGGCCGCTTATACCAGATAATCATCAATCTTTCAAAACTTATGACAAAAACAAACCTTTGGCAGATCATCGTCGGGATGGTGGTGACTGCAATCTGCGGAGTAATCCTGAACATGGGCGTGTTCTCGTTCTTTCCTGCGCTGATCGTGGCGATTGCGTGG